CTTTAAACTTTTCAGCCATTGCCTTAGTTAATTTGCCTTCGGATAACTTTTTGCTAGCGTAAGCATCCCATTCATTTTCTGTCAATTTAACTTCAACGTTTGTAAGTCTTTTAGATAAACCTTCATTAATTTTTTCAATACCTTCTTTAGCAGCTTTTTCAGTTTTTAAATCTTCAGAAAGCTTTGTTACATCCTTTTGTGCTTTTGTTAAATCTTCAGTAAGTTTTACTGAATTTTCAAGCATTTTACTAATTGCCGCATCTATTTCTTCTTGAGTAGCATTTTCACTTAACTTAAGTGAATTTAAAAGCTTTGAATTCATTTGATATTCCTCCTTCTTAATTTCCGTAAAGACATTGTCTCCAGTCATTCTAGTTGCAACTTCTTCACTTAAAACAACTGCTTCCATACCTTTTATAAAAGGTCTATTTGTTAAACTACCACCAAGTAAAACATTAGTATACTTTTTACCTGATTCGGCATCTTCATAATTGAACTTAAATTCTGGACTAAAGTATCTGTAAGCCTTTGATTGAACTTTTTTCTTACCAGATTCAGTCCATTCAACTTCTGCAAGTAATTTCTTACCAGTATTATTTAAACGCTTAACCCATCCCATAGCTTCTGTTTTGTGAGAAGTTTCTCCATGTTCAAGATCAATTGCAATATCCACACCTCTGACGTTACCTTCAAAATTTTTGGAAATTTCGGATAAGGTATTTCCATCAATTACAAAGTCTCCATATACTGGATGCTTCCATTTGCCGGTTCTCATGATTTCAATATTCGAAGTATTTTGATCTTCTACCAATTCATCTAATGCAACTGTGTAAAAATATTCGTTTATTTTCATCTATTCACCACCTTTCACATTTCCGCTAGAGGAACATTTTCCTTTTTATATAGCCTGGTTATAATCGATTTTATTTTACCTTTTCGTATTAATTATATAAAAGGGTATTTTTAAATCGTTATAATCCATTGGATACAAACGTATCATATTTGTCGTAACAAGTTTCATTAAAATGTAATAACGACTTGATATTACATTCACAAAGTGCAGCTTCTCCTGAGGTTTCATCATCTCTGCAAGCAATATGTATAGTGTCTCTTGTAGATACTGGACCTGCATAAGTTCCATCAAGTACTGATGAGTTACACTTCATTGTAACTGTATTGCTTGACCAATCAAATATTGAAGTATTTGAACCTCCATTGAAGTTTGCAGATACTGGAGTGTCATGTCTAATACCACCTGCCATAATGCAATAGATTGTTGACAATCCATAGTTTAAAACTAAATTCATCTGTGATGCAGACGTACTACCTGTATTGATTGCAAACAATGAACCACTAGTATCATATGCATTAAAACTTAAGTAAGTAGTAACTTCTGGTAAAGTAAACTGCATTGCTACGTACATATCTATTTCTAAAAAGTCATCTACTCCATCAAAGTATATTCCATCATCGTACCAACTTCCACTAGCGGCACAGATCGGCATTTTGTCTGGATCATCTTGATAGGCTGGATAACTCGGATTTCCTTGATTTCCCCATTTCTTAACTTTCCCTATACTTCCATCTAACCAAGTGAGTATTGCATTAGTATCTAACGTACCATCATCTTCAAAGTAGAAATAAGCTTCTTCAGCATCATCTTGTCGATAAATTAGATATGCAAAATCCTCATATGAATTTAATAATCTTATATTTGCAAAACCCAGTTGTAAACTATCAGCAATTCCTAAATCATCTAAAATTGGTACTGATCCGCTGTCTTCAAAACCTAAAAGAATACGTTTCATACTACGCACATTACGCACCTACTGTCTCTAATGTTATAGTTACCACTGCTTCAGATGTTGGTGTAAAATTACCGTCTGTAACAAGTTGACCATAAATTGTTGTACTTTCACTTGCAAGTTTTCTTTTCTTATTTATACTATCTTCAAATGTTACTAAAACTTCACCTTCATCAGTTGGTAATGTTATTTCTATGCTTCCTAAATACTTACTACTATCCGCACTTAACAAAGCCCAAGCAGCATTGTCAGCAATAGCAGTTGGAGCTGCATTGAACAAGTGCAAAGTAAATGTTGACATATTAGCAGGAACAGCATTTACATTATATACTAGTTTTACACTAGCAATATAAAAATGTTGTCCAGCTTCTTGTAAAATATTTGTAAATTCAATATTTGTTGCTGGATCTGTACCAAATACATCTCCTGCAGCATAAGCAGTGGTATTATCTGGTCTTGTTATTGATGCAGATGAACTTCCTGCTTGACTCTTAACATAAATCCCTTGTACTCTTTTCATTTCTTTATCACCTCTTCTCTACATCCCTTTTCTTTCTTTCAACTGATCTTGGTTCTATTTTTTCATCTCTCGTTGGAGCTGTTGTATTTCTTTGTTTACTATCTTCTTTCTTTTCTCCAGATACCTTGTTCGTTTTTGATTCTTGTGCTTTCTTCTTCGCATCTACTACTTTATCATTTTTACTATTTGGTGCTGGAGTTGAAGCACTAACTCTTGCAGAAGCTTCAAATTTCTGTAACTCTCTGTCTTTCTCTAAGTTTGCATCTTCTCTTTCAGCTTGCATTGCTGCTTTTGCTGTATTGATTTCTTCTAATTCTACATCTGTGTAAGCATATACATTATTAGGATTCTTATCTGGAAGTTCAAGAGTTTCTCTAACCCACACTTCTAAATCTTCATCTGGTACAACTACTTTACCATCAACCAATAATCTAACTGCATCAATTAATCTTTCATCTCCTAATCTTTGATAGCAAAGTTTTGGATAAAGATCACTAGCAAAATTTGCTTTTACAAGCTCTGGAATTGCTTGAGAATTAAAAGTATTTGCAATATATTTAGCAGATGCATTTAACATCATCAAATATAGATCACTTAAACTTTCTGATAAGCTATAACTTCCTGTAGTTTGATTACCACCAAGATTCATAAACTGTGCAAGAATGTTTCTACTGATTTGAATATCTTGATAATTAATATATGGAATAACATCCATCATTGTTCTTTTACTTTCAAACAATTCAAGTTCAAAACCATCCGGTAAAGTAATTCCTGCATACTCTCCCGTTCTTACATTCGTTACAATTTCTTTTGCAAGTTGATAATCTGCATTAGTATAATTTGCGGGAAGTTTAATTACTGGTGTACCTACAAAGTTTCTTTCAATTCCGATGTTCGATATTTTATATAAAAAGTCTTTGATTGCCCAATGCTTATACGCAGATCTTAAAACACTGATACCTTTTACATCTCCTTGTTGCTTATCATGAGTAAATACTAATAATTTCTCTTTAGGAATCGTAACAACTTTCCAATTTTGTGATATGTTATATTGTTGTATTGCAGTTAGTTCACCTGTAGTGTCATACAACCAATCATAAATTGTTGGTTGTGGTCTGATTGCAAATTTATGCCATTTTAAATACCCATCTTCTCCAACTTTAAACACTTTCTCAAATACTGCATGACCGTATGTAAACATTGTACATACATTCTTTAAAAATTCTTCAAAAGCAGTATTCAATCCTTCTGGTGGTCCAGTAAAGATACAATCATTGATAAAGTTAGCAATTTCTTTTGCTTTTTCAGATGAATCTTTTGGTTTAACGTACCATCTAGTACTACGTATAGGTAATTCAAGCATCAACAAAGTAGCTTTGATTTGTGCATCTGCACGGTTCATCTTGTTATAAATATCAAGATCTCTAGGCCATGTTAAAGTACTTAAATACTCATCTGTAGCTAAATGTTGTGTAAAAAGTTCACTCTGACCTCTACCAATACAACCTATTTCATATGGCAAGTTCTCACCTCCTTGTATCTTTAAATATTACTGGAATATCATCTTGATGTTCATATAGTTCCCAAAGCGTACCTTTTACAAGTTGTGCAAGTTCTGGATGGCGCATTACCGCTAGAGAATTATGAAGAATACATACTCCGATATACCCAAAGTGAAATCTATCTGCATTTAAAATAATTGATTTCGAAGCATCTCCGTTTTCGTGTCTTTCACTTGCAGCTAACCAATCACAGAACATCTCAACTAAATCTACCCAATGCATTTCAGAAATATGATTAAAATGTTCTGGATGATGCCTATTATGTTTATAGTGATGTTGAAGGGCTGGTTTCATTTCTCTTAAGCATCTCTTGTATGCATCAGATTGATAAGTTAATTTTTTTAACTTAGTTGTATACTTATCAAATATCTTAAGTTCTGGAGCTTCTAATTTTGATGCATCGTGTTCTCTACCTCTCTTAAATAACTCTTTAATAGCTACTTGAGAGATTTCAAAAGTATAGGAATTAACTCCAATTCCTATGAAAGTTTCAATCAACTCATTTACTCTTTTAATATGCCTTTTTGTATCTTCTCTAGATAACATATGTTCAACCCTTCTTTCTGTTTAATATAAAGTCTGCAAATGATGCTATTAAATCTAGTGCATTTATAAATATAATAAATGTTAACATTACAATTATCACATATATAAGTGCACTACGTGAAAACGTATCTGCTAAAAAACTATAAAAGTACCACAGTACTCTCTCTACACTCATCCACCTTAGTCTCCTCATTTCTAAAAAAAATATAGCAGAGCTACTTGTACAGAGTAGCTCTTTTGCTAAATGAACGTATATCGCTTAAAATTTTATAAAAAAATAATTAGCTAAATGCATTTGGATAATTGCTTTTTTATTTTTCAAATTCTTTAATAACTGCTATAGAAAGCAAGTCCTGTTTCTTTAAATGAGTATTCAACTTTTCTAATCCTATATATGGATTTTTATCTTTATTATTTAGAATAAGTTGTACTGCTTCTTGAAGATAGTCATATTTTAAAATTAATTGTTGATGTAAATTAAGCATCTCATCTTTCATGTGTACAACCACCTTTCAAAACTTTCATACCATAATTCTCGAATAATTCTTTTTGACTATTATGTACAAAATTTATATGCCTTTTTGCAAGAGCAATAGCATCAATTAATACTTGCAAATCTGGATGTAATTTACACTCACCCGTTCCACTCCATACCTTACAAAGCTTCTCTCCAACTAATGTACTTGCACTATCAGCAATTTCTAAACACTTTGTAGTACTTTGAAACATTTCATCATTAGACCTTTGCATTTTATACTGACCAGTTTTTCTAATGCTTGGAAGTACTTCTGAAGTAACCCATCGTTTAAATTCCTTTGCACCTTCTTTTTGAGATGTAAATATTAAATTATAAAGTCCACTTTCATTTACAGTTTTTAATGTTTGTTTACTACCTCTACCCGAATTGGTTTCGATATATATATCGGATATATCGAAAATATCCAATCTTTGTAAGGCTTGAGATACATTTTGAATATCTAATATTTTGCAAATATCTTTTGCAACAAACCAAGTAGTACCATCTTTTTCAATTTTACGTATTTCACACTCTTTATAAGTAAATATTTCTAGTGCTTGCATGTGTCCCTCTCCTTAGTTTTCCATTTTTTCTTTAAAGCGAGCTACTCGCTTTGCTTTCAGTTCACCCTGACCTGAAAAGTGAACTGTTAGCAAAATGAATAGATCCATTAGTTCTTTATCCCATAAGTTTTCACACTGCACTTTTCTATCTTTAGTTTCAGCTAATTTATATCTATTATAAAGCATTTTGCATTCACTCAAATGATCTGCAATTGCGAGTTTTCTTAAATAATCATCTTTAAACATTAATCTAATCTTATTCATACACTTCTCCTTTTAAGAAATTGAATGAAGGTTCTCACCTTCATTCTACATAGGTGATCTTTTTTCAAAAAGATTTTTCAATTCATTTACGGCATAACCGCTAAAGGATGACTGAAAATTAAAATATAGCTCAAAATAGCATTTTACCAACTAACATGCTGTATAGAATTCGGTATAAGCTGTATATCTTCTATATTACCTCTACTCTTGATGCACATCATTGCAATAACACTTGCATCAAGAATGTTTGGACTTTTTCCGCCTGGTTCCCAAGAACGCCATTCTTCAATGAAACGCTCATGATGCCGACCAATCCAGAAAACTTTATTTTCACAATAAACACTAAATGCTTCAATCCTAGTTGCTTTACTCTGTGTACCAACAGGAATTGGAAGAACTGGTGGTAAACTACTGAGTAACAAACTAGCTTGTGCAAGTGCTTTTTGATACTGAACACTTTCAATACCTATCATGATAGGTGACCATTTAGAGTTGAACACATCAATCAGTTTCAGTTGCTCAGGAAATGTTAACCATTCTTCATACTCTTCAAGAAGGTATGCTCTTATGCCATCATAGCCTACAACCACAAGACCAAATTTGTCTTGTGCTTTGCTTTCGGCAGTAGTCCTGTCATCTGCTATTGCTGGATCAACTCCAATGTACACCTTTAATCTATTGGTAGGAGGTAGATTATCATAATAGTTTAGCCACTTATCATCAAGAATGCCTACACTAATTGCACTTCTATCATTTTGCATTACTTTATTCCACTTCAAAGTACCAATGGTTGCCTTCTTTTGCATTACTCTCCTTAGCGGCCATTGGTCTGGCCATAAAGTAGCATTGGTATCTTTATCCCAAGCAGCTAAGTGTACATAATGATAACTCTTTCGGTCGCTAAGCACGCATAGTAAATCTTTAGTGTGTTGTAAGGTACCAAGAACTATTCTTCTCCCACCATCCACAACACGACTATCAACTATCTCATCCCACCAACTTTCAACTTTGTCTCTCATTATTTCAGTTTGGCTATTTTTAAGGTCTAAGATGTCGTCAGCAATAACCCAATCCAATCTTGCACCTAACAAAGCACCTCCAGTACCTATTGCTAGTATCGTTGGATCTTTCGATTGTTCTTCTGCGTCTCTTACAACAAAGATTTGACTATCCGTCCATTTCGCTTCTTTCTTATTAGGTAAAACGTAATCTCCAAAATCTTCTCTAAATATGTCATTATACTCAATATGCCATTTGATGGCTGCAAGAAAGCCTTCTGCTTGCCTACTTGTATTACTTATGATAGCTCCCTGTGTATTTCTATCTCTGCACATAAGCCAAAGAGGTACTACTAAGCTAAACCAAGTACTCTTTGCATGTTCAACTGGGACATGTATAACAATATCTCGATATTTCATTGATTCTTCTAACATAAAGAATTGATGATCAGCAGTCCAACTATTCCACTTCCTTACATACGGTTTTATATAGTATTCTCCGAAAATTACTGGATTTGCTAAAGCTAACTGAATACGCTTTTCTTTCGGTAACGCCTTCATAGTATCACGTGCTATCAATGCACTCGGTTTTAAAGCAAACTCTTCTGGTAGTTTGCTATGCCGTCCTGTTGATTCTGTTTTAGTTTCTAAAAAATTCGCATTCTTAGCCTTTGACAAGTTCAGTAAGTTTTCCGCTAGAGACACTATTTTCCATTCACTTTCTTAGTATTAAAGTCTTCAATTTCTAATAAGGTATCTTCTAAACTACCTAATGTTTGTGGTTTTCTTACATTTGCTCTTTCTGTTTCTTCTGCAATTACAATTCTGTTATTTCCTGTTTTTAATTCATCACTTAAAACTAAACCACACTTCATCATAGTATCTACTATCTTGCATAACTCATGTGGTTTCAAAGTATTATTTTTTAAAGCACCAGTAAGTCTACCCATTGCAAGTGGTAAACCTTCTTGCCAAATCATTTCATTAACTGTTTTCTTAGCTACAAAATCATTTAGTTCTGTAATAGCAACTTGTTCTTGCACTTTAGTAAGTGTATTGCTTTCATCACATAAATGTTCTCCCCATTTCTGTATGCAATTCTCCAAATCACTATCATCCACTAACTGGTGCATATACTTGCTATGTTCCATTATCTGTGTTAAAGTTACATATATTCCATCAGCAATCATTCTATTCATAACAACTATTTCTGCAACTCCTGCAATCAAGCCACCATTATATAAACTCGCCTTTGGGCTATTACACACTGGGCATATCTTCTTATGTTTTTGTAACTCTTCACTCGTAACAGTTTTCATTTTTAACTTCCTTTATTAAAAAAATATAATATTTATTATATATAATTATAAAATACTTCGCTAAAAAAATCAAGGGTTTTTAATAAAATTCTTTAATTTCTTTTCAAAAAAAAAGGCCTTGCGGCCTAATTACTCTTACTCTTATTTTATCTGTATATTACCATCATGTAACAGTTTTATAAAATCTTTAAAGGTGTAACCTGTTAATGCACAAAATTCATTTTCTTTATTTGTAAAATCAAGTAATTCATTTACAAGTTCTCGTTTGCCTCTAGTAAGTTGTTTTGCAATCCAAAAATTCTTAAATACATTAGTAAAACACTTTTTAAAAGCAATACCAAGTTTTGCAAAACTTTCTGTTAGTCTTTCCATGTATAACCCTTCTCTACATCACCCATAAGCTCCTCCTCAGCAGTATCAACTTCTCTGTTGCATTTTTCAAAAACACTCTTCGGGCACCAACTTGTATATACGCCCGCACTATCTCCAATTGGTGGGTATACTACTAAATACCCTAATTGCTCTTCATCACTTACTTTTTTATTAAACTTCTTCTCAAATTCTCCAGCTGTCATTGGTTCTGCAGCTACTATTTTACAACCAATATAATTTTTCACTTTATGTCTCCTTTATATTGTATTCTCCAGTACAAAGTGTATTTCCTCTTCATGCTATCTATTCGCCTAACCTCTTCAAGTGTCTTATTATTCACATCAAAACACTTCTTATGCGCTGCAATTATTTCAAGTTGGTATTTATATATGCAATTCACAATATGTTCCGCTATCTTAGGCAATTCACACTTTGCATTTTTATTTATTAAATAATCTTTTGCGTACTCACTTAAACTGTACAAATACCCTGCAACAATAAAACTTGGCAATTTTTGCTCTAATTCAACAATACGGTGTAAATGCTTTTCAAGTGCATAAATACTTGTTATTTTATTGCTTCCAATAAAATCTTGCAATATTTCAAAAGCTTTAACTTCATTTGGTGCTGTCCAATTTAAAAACTCTCTCTTTAAAAAATTCCAATCTGCAGTAGCAACATCCATAGCGGCATCAGTTAAAAACGCAGCAAATTCCACTCTCTCATATAAATAAACTTTTTGCACTAAACTATATACTTTGCTCAATTTTTCACTGTCAGTATTCTTAAAACCTTTTAGTTCTTCAATATACATTAGTAAATCAACATACGGGTAACTCAATACTCTGCCATCTGCTACTTTTTCACATTCCACCTTAGTTCACCTCAATTCCGCTAGGGGTTACTCCAAAATTTCTTCTGGTTCTGTTTCTGGCATGTTCTTTTCAATCAATGCTGTTAGTTCTGCAGCATTGCTTTCAATCAATACATCAATTATACCACTCTTGCTAAGGTTTAAAGCTTTTGCAGCTGCAATAATCAAATCCGCATTTACTGCCTTTAAGTTAAATGCTTGTACTTTTTTAGTATTGCTGTTTTTTTGCAAGCTTTGTTCCATCTTAGCCAATTTCTCACTATTTGTCTCTGCCATTTTATTGCTCCTTTTAAAAATTTCTATAATAATATTATAATATATTTTATAATATAAATCAAGGGTTATTATAAAAGTTTCCAATCACAACTTATACTAATACTCAAAATTTTCTGTGCAAGTACACCTATACGTGTTTCACATCCACACTTCGGGCAATATGTGTTAAAATATTGTAGCGGCATATTTTCTCTCGTTACCGCTTCTTCTGCAACTTGGCAATAGTCAACTTTTTCACGTTCTACTTCAACATCAATATACAACGCGCCTTTACAAACTTCACAAATATGTTCATACTGTACTTGTTTGTCTTTGCGTTCATCTGTTTCAAAATCTACAATGTCACCAAAAATATCTTTTTCATCAAATTCACTCTGGTTACTCACTAAACTCCTCCGCAGCACGTTTTTTAGCTTCTTTAAGCTTTTTAAGTTCCCTTGCTTCTTTTTCATCTTGCTTCTTCCAAAAGTCTAAAATACTGTATACAAGTGCAATCCTCCCTTCAGGCTTTGCATATACAGTATTCTGCATAATGGCTTGTTCTAAAGTAGTTGTATCTTCCGCCATTATAAGTATACTTCTTTCATTAATGTCTAAACCCTTCACAACTTTTGCATAATTAAAACCGTGTTTTTTTATAAGCATACGCAAATGCATTTCTGCCTTGTGTATGGGCAAGTTAGCATCTTTAAGCATGTAAGTTTTAAATTCATATGTTTCGTCTCTTTGTAAAAATACTTGCATTGTTTTAAAAACTTGTTCTCTTGCTGCAGTTTTAGCTTCATCCAAATTGCTTTTTACTAACTCAATTTTCTTATATAAATCTTCAAACTGCCCTTCAGTATACTTCTTTCTCATTTCTTCAGCATTGTTACTCATTTTTGCAATATCCATCTTCATATACTGGTTTGTGTTCATTTTCTTCCAAACTTCACCAGTTTCAACCAATTTCCCTATCAAAAAAGTGTGTTTTATCCACTTACTTTGCTTTTTTTGTACAGCTTCAGCAAAAGCAATTGCTTCAGGGTCACCAGCAGTTTCAATGCCTTCCCATCTTTTTATATTTTTTAACTTCCACCTAAGCACCCATTTTCTTGTAAAGCATGTGTCAGTACCATCAAAAACTTGTATCCCCATCTTAAACCTCCTTCACAGCAAATCTTACTGTATTTAATTTTATAAATTCTTCAATATCAATTATTTCGGCATTATCCAAATAACCACTATACCATGTTTCTCTCGTATCTCTTGCACTCACTATTTTTTTTCTTAAAATTATGCTTTCAATTTTGTTCTTGTTGTACACAATTCCTTTAACATTCCACCACAGTCTAGGTTGGTTCAACATTCTCAAACATTCAAAAGCTTCCCTTGTAGTGTTAAAAGTTTCAATAATCTCTTCTGTTAAATAAAAAGTCAATTCATATTCTTGCAATTTAGTGTCACTACGCATATCAATCATTCCTTCTTCACACCATAAGTAAAAATCAAGGTTAAAATCAATACATTTTCTAACTAAACTATAAAATTCACTAAATTTTGGTGTTAAATTCTCTATTTGTGTTTTATGTTCTCCATTTAAGTCCCATTCATCAATAACGGCTAACTCATACGCAACCAAATAGTCTTTCTCAGTTCTAAGTTCATGTAAAGTTGCAACTTGTTTGCGTTCATCACCAAATACTAAATATACATCATTAGTTTTCATTTTGCTTCCTCACTTTCGCGCGTAATTCCGCTAGGGTATGCATTTTTGGTTTTTCTTCATCAAGTAAACTGCTTACTTCATCGCAAGTTAATTCAGCTTCTACGCGTTTTGTGTTCTGCATCGCAATTAAGCTGTGTATGTATATTTCGCTAAATGCATCATCGGCTGTTAGTTCAACACTATACCCAAGCACACGGTTTATCAAATAAAATTTAAAATCTTGCTCTCTGTTTAATTTAACAAATGTGTAAAATAGTTTGTGCAAATTAAATCCACCATAAGCTTCATTGTGCTTGCCCTTAAGGTAAGCTTCTCCAAAAGTACTAATTTCATCTAAGTTTAAGCTAAATTGTTGCTTGTTAGCTCTTATAAGCAACAAGTATCCAGTTGTGTCTTCTTTTCTAAACATTATCTTCCTCCTACAAATTATTTATATTTATTTATAAATATATTATATATTATTTTTATAAATAAATCAATGTTTTTACTAAATTTTATTTTTTTTTATAAAATTTTTTTAGGTGCTCGTGTTTCGGTTTTTGTTTGCACGCAAGATAGCCGCTAGGGGAACAAGGAACCAAATTGATGGTTTTATATATAATGGATATAAACCAATTAAAATAATCCTTTCGTATATTTATTCAACCGTTGATTTTTTATTCGGTTAAAAACTGGTTTATATAAAGCTTGGCTTGAGCCACGTCTTGGCTTGAGCAAAAAGAGTCAAGGTCTATTTGGGGGGAGAAGAGATTAAGCGGGGGAAGTATAAACGCCTCGAGTATTTTACCGCCGCAGGGCAAAATATTTTAAAATTTAATTATTAAAAAATTTAATTATTAAAAAATTTAATAATTAAAAAATTTAATAATTTTAAAAAATAATAATTAAAAAATATAATTAAATAATATAATAATTATATTTTTTAATTATTATATTATTTAATTATTATATTATATAATTATTATTATATATTAATTAAATAATTATTATATTTAATTATTAATTATAATAATAATTAAATAATATAATTATTATAATATATAATATATTAATAATATTAATATTATTATTAATATTATTAATATATTAATAATAATAAATTAATAATATTAATAGCAGCCTTAATATAGCCCGTATATATAGCCGGGTATATAAACGGGGTTATATAACCGGGGCAAAATACCGGGTTTATTTCCCCCATTAAAAAAATATTAAAAAATTTAATTATTATGCCTCATAATAATTTTGGGTCCAAATAATTAAAAAATTTAATTAAAAAATTTAATTATTATGGGGCAAAAATATTTGGGGCCCTAATAATTAAAAAATTTAATTATTAAAAATCTCCGGGTATTAAAAAATTTAATTATTAAAAAATTTAATTATTAAATTTAATAATTAAAAAATTTAATAATTAAAAAATTTAATTAAAAAATTATAAAAAATAATAATTATAAATTATAATTATAATTTATAATTATTAAATAAATTAATTAAATAATATAATTATTAAATTTTTTAAATATTATTATTATTAATATTTATACTATATTTAATATTATGGGATATAATATTTAAATCTTCTAATAATTTATATTCTTTATTATTAAATGTATTAATATTTAAAATATTTAAATTATTATTATTTATAATATTATTTAAATTTAATAAAAAATTATTTATTTTATTATTTAAATTAGAAGATTTAAATATATAAATAAAGTTATATATATTTAAAAAATTAATATTATTATTATTTAAATTATATTTTTTAATTATTATATTTTTTAAATTTAAATTATTAATAATAATATTATAAAAAATATTAAAATTATTTAAATTTAAA